GACTTTGGACCAACACGCAGTACAACAGTTATGGATTTTACGACGTTCTACTTCAAACCAAGTCAAAAAAACTTTTTGCAAGGCCTGCAGGGACTGCATTAGTAACAGATAAGGAAGGACTTAGCGGTAGACAAATACAACCAATGTCGATTGATTCACAGTACATGGTGATTCTTAGTGATACTGCATCAGGTGCATACAGAGTATGGGATCATACCAACATAGAAATCGTTAATAACTTTAATACGCCATTGATATCAAGTTCTTATGGCACAAATGGCAACGGAATTCATTTCCAATGCAACGGCATTTATGCATTCATTCCCTATGTCAATGCAAACACCAGTGAAGGGGTCATTGTAATACAGGACATAATAACAGGTGACATTAAAGATCAAATCACCACAGACAATGGAGATAATGCTAGATATGGCTATAGGTTTGCAGTTACCAACAACACGGTGGCATGTGCAGAAATAGGACCTAGTTCACCGGCGAATAAGATTATATCCTCATACAAATATACTCCTGGAATTGAGGTAGCATCTAACATAAACACTATCGAGGAATGGAATGCCATTAAGAACCCAACAGTAAAAACTAGACTTACTGATAACGCATACACTGTGACAATATCCTACCCGGAGTATGAAGGTAGTACCAGTAAATCATGGACAGTTAACGTAGACTTACCTTAAGGATTAAAAGATGTCAGAATTATTTAGATATAGAATCAATGGTGTTATCGACACCACTCGCAATGTACTAGAAAACATTGAACAACTTGCCAATGCCTGCTGTACTTGGGTAAGTTATGACAACATGTCTGGCGAATGGGCGGTTGTTATCAATAAACCAGGCACTAGCAAGCGCAGTTTCGATGACAACAACATTATTGGTGATATCACACTAACTACTACCAGTCTCAATGAGTTTTACAATCGTGTAGAAGTCAGTTTCCCACACAGGGATATAGATGATGCTGTTGACCTAGTGGCTTTCAACTTGCCTGCAGAACAACGTTTCCCCAATGAACAAGACAATACACTGAGCATAACACTGGATCTAGTCAATGAGCCTGTACAAGCACAAGCCATAGGCATGATTGAACTAAAACAAAATAGACAAGACCATGTCGTAACATTCCAGACTGATTTCAGTAACGTTGATTTGCAAGCAGGTGATATCATTGACATTACCAATGCCAACTTTAACTGGACCAACAAACCATTCCGCATTGTTAGTCTTGCAGAAACTGACAGTGAGGAGGGAATCATACTGGATATCACAGCACTGGAATACAGTGACGACGTCTATGATATCAGTGACATTGAACGTTTCAGTCCTGCAGAAGAAGCCATTGTAACAGTGGGTAATATTGGCAGAATGAGTACTCCACTTGCGCAGATCAATGTTAGCACTGGGCAGATAGCAATCACCAGTCAGACACCCGCAACAAGTACCGGACTAGTTGAAACTGTTGAATTCTGGGTCTACAACGTGCCAGAAGGTGAAGATGTTCCCAACGTTGATGATAACACCAGGATCTATAGACTAATGAGTGCACAGCGCCCACCAGCAGGTGGTGGTGTGTTTGGCGCAGGTGAAAATGTCACAGTGGTTATCAATGATGCCATGCCAAATCGTTATCTGTTTAAGACAAGAGCAAAAAATAGTCTTGCATTAGGCGGCTTTAGTGATTACGTAGATGTCATGTATGAAGGCGCCGTGATAAAAGACAATAATGTAAATGATTTGTTGGTGAATGGGGCCATAGGACCCGGAAGTATATATGCCACATTAATGGCGCTGCTGAGTCAACAAGTTGGTACACCAAATGTTGAGGAAATGCTCACAGGGCTGAAAGAATGCCAGTGTGGTGGAGTTGAGATTGATGCAGATACAGTGTCAATCACTTATCAATTCTATTCAGGTCGAGATCTGGATATACGTGCGCGGCTTGTGTACCCAGAAATTCCAGGCAATGACGGCTCTG